GGTTCGAGGTCGTCGCCGGAGTCCAGGTAAAGCACCTGGTTCGGAATCGGATAGTCGGCGTCGTAGAGCAGGACGCCGTAGTTGTCGACGCCGATGAATTTGAACTCGGGGATGGCGACGACAACGTGCGTGCCATCGAGGCCATCCCCGAGCCCTGCCACAACGATCGACTGCCCGACTGCGATGTCGCTCGCCGTGAGGGTTTGAACCACGGCAACGTCGTCCAACCTCATGCGGTGAGTGATGGAGTACGTTGCCATGGTTCGGAATGCCTATCGGGTCAGGATGCGGTGCGCTTGACGAACTTGCTGGCGTCGAGCATCACCGGTGCGAAGTATCCGCGGAAGGCGATGGTGCGGGCCAACAGGCTGGGGTTCTCGATCGAGACGACGCCCTTCTGCTGCTCCCAGCATTCGAAGCCGTCGCCGTTGCCGACGATGATCGTGCCAGCCGCGAAGTTGCGATCCACGACGACCTTGAGGCCGAAAGCGGTGGCGTCGACGTTGCCAGGCTGGAGCGTGCCAAACGCGTTCATGGGGCCGATTTGCGGGAACAACGGGCGGCCGCTGGTATCGGCAAGTGCGCCGAGGTATTCCCACATGTCAGGCGACAGGAACAGGTGGTTCGGCAGGTTGCCGTTGGAGGCCGAGAGGATGGTGCTCGCGGCGTCGTACACCCAGGCGACCCACTTGGCCGGATCGTCGAGATCGGCGGCGGCGAGAACCGAGGTGGTGGTGGCGCCCGAAACGAGAGCGTCTGCGGCCACGTCGTCAGTTTGGTTCGCGTAGATGCGGCTCATGTCGTCGACGAGAGCGCCGAGCACTTCGGGGGACGACCAGTCGATCGACGCTTCGGACAGCTCGACGTAGCCACCGTAGATGGCTTTGGTGACCTGGATGTCATCCACGACGAACGTGCCCTGGGTGATTGTGGAACCCTGGGTAACGGTTCCGATGGACGTGTGCGTGGTGACCTTCGGTCGGATGAACACCTTGCCACCTTGGGGCATGGCGCGAGCTCCGACGGCGTCGATGACAGGGCGCAGGCCGCGGAAGTTGTTGTAGATCGGGGAAACGACCGGGATCGGCATGAGGCCGTCGAGGTCGGTGGTGGTGACGTCGGGTGCGGCGGCGCGGATGCGTGCGTTCATCTCGGCGAAGCGTGCTCCACCTTCAAATGCGGCCGCGATCCATTCGCCAGGTGTCGGCAAACGGAACTCGCGTCGGGGCTCCGCGTAGAGCGGGAGCGTGGGGATGATGGCCGGAGCCGAGGCCTCGACCGGGGTTGCTTCTGACATTGAGTCCTCCTCGGGCTCGATTGGTGTGGTTTCTTGTTCGTCGGGCTCATCCTCCGGAGCGGAGGCGGCGACTTTTTCAATCCGAGCCTGCTCGAAAGCAGGTTCGGCGACGATGGACAGTTCGACCCAACGGCCTTCGGACACGATCATGGTGCCGTCGTTATCGAACGTAAACTTGGTGGGGACGACACCGACGCTAACCGAGTCATAGGCACCCATTTTGAGTAGCTCGAGCGTGTCGGTGGCGTCGCGTGTATCGGCGAGGCGGGCGGTGAACATCATTCCTTCGGACGTGTTGACACGTTCGGTGACGATGCCGCGAACCTTGCTGGAGTCGTGACCTTCCAGGAGGCGAGGGGGGCGCCCGTCCTCCGGAAGGCTCCCAGGCTGAAACGTGACCTTCTGCCCGAGACTGTCGGTCGTGGAAATGTTCCACGGGACGGCGAGGCCGGTGATCGAACGCGACGGTAGGCCGTCTTTGGCGGCGGCGTCGATCGTAAAGTTTCCGGCGGTGAAGCGAATCATTCGGTGACATCCTCTCTGATTGAGGTCGGTGTGTCTACCAATGGCGATTCGACCATGTCGTTGTCGCCGAGGTAGTCGTCGAGATCAAACTCGATGTGTTTGCCTGCGGCGATGACGTTGTTACCGGAAAGGGTTTCCTCGATACAGTCGATGTACGGTTTGGCGCCGAAAAGGTAGAGATCTTGGCGGGCTTGTAGAGCGTTCTGGTAGGTCATGCCGGTTCCGGTCGGTGCGCCAACGAGGTACGGCGGGATGTTGGCGAGGCGAGCCAGTTCAAGTGCCTGGTATTGGCGGGCTTCGACGAGCTGAAGTTTGGCGGGGTCGCTCGAAAACTCTTTCCATTCAACGAACTGGTTGAGTGCGCCGATCGCGTTGCGTTGCCTGGCGGCTGACCACGCGGCGGCCATTTCGCCGAGCTCGTCGCCGCTCATCGGTTCCGAACCTGGCGTCTGCTGGAGGTAGCCGGCCGCGATTTCGTTGGCGGCGAAACGTCGTGCCGCGTTGTCAAGTTTGTAGGCGGTGTCGATCGCCTGCTGGCCGGAGTAGACAATGCCCATGATCGGCGACAGGAACTGAACAAGGTTTGCGGAGTCGATGTGAACGCCGTTGAACTCAACCTGATCTGACGGTTGGAACCAGGCTGGGCCGGACTGATCAAGGGTGTTGATGTTGGCCGCGGGAAGCCATTTGAACGACGCTGGAAATCCTGTGGAATACCTTGAGGTGATGAGCCAAAAGGCGCGGCCGTAAAACAGCAGGTCGCTGAACGTGTTGGCCATGATGAAGTTGCGGGTGACGGCCGGATCAGGTCGCGTGAACCACGATTCGCCTTCAACGTAAAGCTTTTCGTGTTCCTCCTCCTGGGGATCCCAGGCGAGGCGGTAGGCGCGCAAATCAAGACAGCCGATCATTGAGGCGATCAGATCGCGGGCTCGAGAGATCGTCGGTAGTTGGAGGGCGCGTAGTTCGGGCGTGCCGATCGTGTAGGTGTATGTCGCGCTGGTGGTTTGGGCGGCTAGTCCGGCTTGTGCGCGTACTTCCGCTCCGAAAGCGGGCGTCATTTTGCGGCTGGAGAACAGGCCCATGTCGATCGGAGTCTCCCACGCCGACGATCGGTTGTCTACGAGGATGCGAAAGCGGGTCGCATCCGTTGAGCGGGCCTGGAGGCGAGGGCGGCGGCGATGATCGCACAGCGGCACAGCTCGATCGGCCCAGGCGATTTCTGCGACGACACGACAACCGTGGCCGCCGTTTTGACGAGCACCGCTCGGTTCATGTGTTCACCCAGGCTGACCGAACCGTCGTGCCATACGCGGCGTTCGTGGATGGCTTTGCGGATCAGGTCGGTGTATTTGGCGATCTCGCCGTAGCCGAAAGTGGTGGTTCGCCGTTTCAAAGGGAACGGGGTGTGGAGCTCGAGGCCTGGGGTGATCGACAGGGTGACGTTCGGGTTCTCGAGGGCTCCTCGAATGCGTTCCCACATGGCTTCCTCGGTGTCGACGATGAACTCAACGTGGAGCTGTACGCCGTCCTCCGTGGCGGCCGCACGGACACCGACATACCTCGAGTCGTCGATGCTGGAATCAACGGCCAGTATCCCGCCTTCAGGCATCGGCCGGCTGGTCGTCTGTTGATCCCACAGGCCGAACGGCAACCACGATTTCGCGGCCGAAACCCACAGGTTCAGGTGGGCGCGCATGAACGCGGCTCGGTCGTTTCCGTCGGCCATCGCCTCAAGCGCGTCGAGGGTGATCGTGGTTCCGAGAGCGGGGTTGGCGTTGCGCCAATACCGGCGGTCGGTCGGGTCGACGCCTGGGGGCATTGACCATTCGGCGAAGTAAAGGCGGCTCGATCGGCCGGCGTCAATGTCGGCGATCGCCTGGGAGCGGAGCCGGAGCATGGTGGCCGATGACTCGTCGCCAGCGGTTGACCACATAGACAGAAGCGGGTTTCGGCGGGCGATCATGGACGGCCGGAGGGCGTCAAAGATCACCGACGGCTGGATGTCCCATAGCTCGTCGACCAGGATCAGGTCGTAGGTGCCGCCGTGGTGGTTGTCCTTGGCGGCCGCAATCTTGAACGTCGATCCGTCGGGCATTGTTACAGCCTGGGAACCGTTGGCCCAGCGGACGGTTGCTCCGAACGACTCCTCAAGAATGGCGGCCATCGTCCGGAACATCGGCATCGACCGGTCGATCTTGTTGGCCACCAACAGCACGGACTGTGGGTCTTTGCGCCGTGGAGCCTCATCGGTCAACCACCAGCCCGCCAAAGCCTGAAGCGCAATCGACTTGCCGTTCTGCCTGGCTGTTGAGATCAACGCTTCACGAAACCGCAGGTCACCAGCCTCATCGGCGGCCAACTGGCCCGCCAAAGCAATTCGTTGCCACTCCATCAACGGCTTCCCAAGATGCCGACGAGAAAACTCGTCCAGGGCAGGGGGACATTCCACATCCGTCAAACCCACCGAAACCAACCTCGGCTCAACACACCCCAATCCAACAAGATCACCCAGGTCAGAGCCCGATTTGTCGCCATCAACCTCCAC